AGTACAGAAGGCCTCTGACTTTAGGGTTGCGCTTGAAACCGCAAGGACAATCAACGAGAGAATATCCTACGCTTTCCTTATGAACAGTAGCGTACAGCGTCAAGCTGAGCGTGTTACTGCAGAGGAAGTAAGGTTCATGGCTCAGGAGTTGGAGTCTGCCCTTGGTGGTGTGTACTCAATCCTATCTCAAGAACTACAGATGCCTTTGATTAAGACTATCATGGCTACCCTAGAACGCTCTGGTAAAATGCCTAAGCTTCCAAAGGGTGCAGTCAAGCCTACGATTGTCACAGGTATTGAAGCTTTGGGACGAGGCCAAGACCTCAACAAGCTTGCTACATTCCTGCAATATTTACAGCCTTTAGGGGCGCAGGTGATAGCGTCTGAAATGAATATCTCAGATTACATTGACCGATTGGGAGCCAGTCTGGGGATTGATACCAACGGTCTTATCAAGTCTGAAGAGCAGAAGGCACAAGAGCAAGCCCAAGCTATGCAGATGCAACAGCAACAACAACAGATGCAGATGATGCAACAGATGGCTGTTAAAGGCACACCTGAGATGATTAAGCAAGGTGCATCACAGCAACAACCACCAAGCGAATAGGTGTATAATGGTAGACAGTTTGAACACACATGACTTAGATGCAGGGGCTGAGCCTGTAGAGCATACAAAAGCTATGCTAGAAAAAGCAGAACAATTAGAAAAGAATAACAACCCTGACCGTCCTGATTGGCTTCCTGAAAAGTTTGCTTCTGTTGAGGCTATGGCTCAGGCCTATACTGCTCTTGAGCAAAAGATGGGTAAGCCAGAACAAGAAGCTCCTCCTGTCGAAGAACCACAGGAAGAACTACCAGAAGCCGCCTCCTCTGATGGGGGTGATGTGGCTGAGGTACTAGACGGTGTGGGTTTAGACTTTGATGTATTCCAACAAGAGTACAGCGAGAATGGCTCATTAAGTCCAGATGCTTACCAAGCTCTAGATGAAGCTGGCTTCCCTCGTAGTCTTGTTGATAACTACATCCAAGGCCAAGAAGCCTTAGCCTCATCAGCCACCAGTGAAATGTATGATATTGCAGGTGGGCAGGAAGGTTATGGTAATATGATGGAGTGGGCTACAGAGAACCTGTCCCCTTCCGAAATAGAAGCGTATAACGCTACCGTAGATAGTGGAGACTCAGGCATCACACGCCTAGCAATACAGGGTCTGGTAGCGAGGTATCGTTCCGAAGTAGGCACAGAGCCTAACTTAGTAGAAGGCACTACTGGTGCGACTTCGGGTGGGCGATTTGAAAGCGCGGCAGAGGTAACTGCTGCCATGCGTGACCCCAGATACCAAAATGACCCTGCCTACCGACAGAGAGTGGCTCAAATGATGGCACGTTCTTCGGTATTCTAACTGTCTCCATTGGATTGGGGGTCTTTGTACCCCCTCTCCTTTTAAGTATATCTACTGGGTGTACTTAAAAGGGGAAACCCTAACACACAGTCAACATAACAAACGATTACCCCTGACCTGCTGCGGCAGACAATCTTGGCGAAAGGGTGTGATGATTGCTGAGTGTACTTTAACTCAACAACATTACTAAGAGGTATATCGAAATGGCTTCAGCCGCTTCAAACCCAGCTTACTCCGTAAGTTTCCAGGGTCAAAATAACCTGTCAGGTGACGTGCGTGACTTGTTTCTCAAGCTGTACGCTGGCGAGGTTCTAACTGCTTTTGAAGAGAAGAAAATCATCTCTGATAAAGTCCGTACTCGTACAATCTCAAAAGGTAAGTCTGCTTCATTCCCAATGACAGGCCGTGCCTCTGCCGAATACTTAACACCAGGAAACGAAATCACTGGTGGTTCTATTCGTGCAGGTGAGCGTATCGTAACTATTGATGACTTGCTCATCTCTAGCCAGTTTATTGCTAACATTGATGAAGCAATCAACCACTACGATGTCCGTTCAATCTACTCTAAGGAAGCTGGTATCGCACTGGCTAACGAAGCTGACCGTAACGTAGCTCGTATGCTCGTTAAGGCCGCTTTGTCTACCAACGCTACTCGTGCCGCTGGCCTAGTCCAAGACTACAAGGCGTTCTCAGAGGAAGACTTTACAGATAACGTCACTATTGGGTCTACAAATGCCCACGATACTGACGCTTCCCATATTGCTCAGGCAATCTTTAATGCTCGTAAAGAGATGGAGAAGAAGAACGTACCAATGGATGGTGCATGTGTTCTCCTTCCACCTGACCAGTACTACGCATTGTTAGATGTTACTGATGGCAACAAGCTTGTGTACATGAACCGCGACTTCGGTGGCAATGGTTCTATCGCAGCCGCTAATGTTCCAAACATTGCTGGTATGCCTGTGTATATGTCAAACCATGCTGACGTAACTAACCTGTATCACGCAGATGGTTTCACTGGTGGTAACGCTAATGAAGGTAAGACAGGCGATAATGCTCCACTTGCAAACACTGCAGGCTCAGGACGTACAGCAGCTTATGACTTGCCTACTGCTAACGTGGATAGCGTGGACATCGTAGCAATCGCTGCGAAAATTCGTGGTTTCGTCTTCACCCCAGACGCTGTGGCTACTGTTAAGCTACTCGACTTGGGCATGGAGTCTGAGTACCAGATTAACCGTCAAGGCACTTTGATGGTTGCTAAGTACGCGATGGGACATAACGTTCTACGCCCTGCTTCTGCAATCGCTCTCTTAGAGGCCTAAGTTTAACGGAGGGGGAGCTTCACGGCTCCTCCTTTTCTTTTAAGGATTTACTATGAGTATTGAACGTGGAGGCCATACCTTCAAAGGATTGCGTATTCCTATTAGCACCCCCAATCACAAAACCAAATCACACGCTGTACTTATAGGCACAACCAAAAAGCCTGAGCTTATTAGGTATGGTGAACAAGGTGCGAAGACAAACCAATCAGCCAAACAACGTAAAGCTTTTAAAGACAGACACCGCAAGAACATAGCCAAAGGCGAAACAAGTGCGGCTTATTGGGCTAATAAAACTAAATGGAAAGCATAGGAGGTTAGCATGGCGCAGACAACCAAGCTAGAAGCAGTTAACACAATGCTGTCGGCTATCGGAGAAGCTCCTGTTACTGCATTGAACTTAGGTTTAGTCGAAGCTGACATTGCTGAAACCATCCTAGAGTCTGTGAGTAAAGAAGTGCAGTCTCAAGGCTACTCATTTAACAGACAGCTATCTGTAGCATACAGCCCCGATACCAACGGTAACATCGTATTACCTGCTGACATTCTACGAGCAGATAGTACTCAAAAAACAGGCAACCTAGACCTAGTACAACGTGGTCTTAAAATGTTTGATAGAGTTAATAATACCTACAACATCACTGGCACAGTCTATCTAGATACTGTGACACAGTTAGATTTTCTAGACCTTCCCGAAGTGGTGAAACGCTACGTCACAATACGAGCAGGACGTATCTTTCTTGACCGTGTTGTCGGTTCAGCAACACTCCACGGCTTCTCAGAAAAAGATGAAGCTAGAGCATTATCCGAAATAAGGGATATGGAGGGCGAGGGACAAGACTTTAACATCTTCAACAGCTTTGACACATACAGCATCATTAATAGGGTGGCTGGGAGGACTGTCACATGACACTAATTAGTACGTCCATACCTAACCTTATTAACGGTGTATCTCAACAGCCACCATCCGTAAGGCTGGTTACACAGGCAGAGAAACAAGAGAATGGATTGTCTAGTGTCGTAGATGGCTTAACTAAAAGACCCCCAACAGAGCATAAAAACTTCTTTATTACTGGCTTGAGCAGTCAACAGCAGACTGACTTTGCTAACGCTTTCATCCACCCTATCAGGAACTCTGACAACACCTTGCATTTCATGGTTGTTCAAAAGGACGGTACGGTAACAATTTGTGATAGTACAGGCACGGTCAAGTCGCTTACAAACAATGGCTCTTCATATTTATCTGGACTAACTAACCCATCGACAGAACTAACAGCGACAACTGTTGCTGACTTTACGTTCCTTGTTAACAAGACAAAGACTGTAGCAAAGACTTCAGCAACGTCTGCCACAAGGACACCTGAAGCTTTAGTTCATGTAGCAAAAGCTGATTACAGTGTAACCTATACTCTTAGCATAACTAAGGGTGGGCAGACATTCACACGCGAAATTAGCACGATGGCTTCAGTCCAAGACACAACCGCCGCGTCAGCCAATGCTGAGAAGTCAATTCAGACTGACCGTATCGCATCTAACCTTAGATACAATACAACTACAGAAACCACATATTATGGGTCAACTTCTGGCGCAAACATAGCAGGACTAAACTTTGCTTTATATGGTAACGTAATACATATCTACGGAAGTACAGCTAATGATGACTTTACTTTAGAGGTAACGGATAGTAGAGGCGGTGAGCATCTAAGAGTATTCAAAGGGGAAACCCCTGACTTCAAAAAGCTCCCTACTCAGTCACCTGATAACTTTGTTATCCTAGTATCTGGGGACAACACTAAGGGACAGGATGATTACTACGTCAAGTTTAATACTGATGTAACTAACGGTAGGCCTGTATGGAAAGAAACCATTAAACCAGGTTTACTTACCACCCTTGACGCTGGGACTATGCCTCATACCCTGACCTACAACGGCTCTGCCTATACGTTAGGAACACAAGCATATGACAACAGGCTTGTGGGTGATGACACTACTAACGCCTTCCCATCTTTTGTTGGTGAGAAGATTAACGATGTGTTCTTCCACAGGAACAGGCTTGGCTTTCTTGCTGACGAGAATGTAATCTTCAGCGAAGCTGGGGAATACTTTAACTTCTTCAGTAAAACAGTGGTTACCCTTGTTGACAGTGCGCCTATTGACGTTGCTGTGTCTAACAATCAGGTATCTATCCTACGTCATGCCGTACCTTTTAACGAGAGTCTTCTGTTATTCTCAGACTTCTCTCAGTTCCGCTTATCTGCAGAACAACTACTTACCCCTGAGACAGTCTCTATTGACGTGACTACACGCTTTGAGGCCAGCCTTGTGGCTAAGCCGAAAGGCGCAGGTAAGTATGTTTACTTCCCTACTAAGAAGGGAGCCTTCTCTGGGCTACGAGAGTACTTTGTTGACGTGGATACAGAAACAAATGATGCAGCTGAGATTACAGCCCACATTCCTAGTTACATTGCTGGCACAGTAAAGAGTATGGCGGCCTCCTCCAACGAGGATATGGTATGCTTAATAACAGACGATGACGCTACTGTGGTCTACCCTTACAAGTTCTTTTACCAAGGAAACGAAAAGCTACAGTCAGCTTGGTCACAATGGAAGTTCTCTGGAAGTGTACGCTTCATGGAGTTTGACCAATCAGACCTGTTCTTTGTGACACAGTATGGAGCTAAGGTAGCTCTTGAGCGTATGAACTTATCTCGTGACGATGCTCTTACTGACACAACATTCCCTGTCCTATTAGACAGACGTGTCAAGCTAACAGGTAATGACACCCTCCCCTACACAGATGCCACCGCAATATATGTTACCACTGCAGGAGCTATTGTATCAGCTTCAGCTGCAGCTACCTTTCAATCAGGAGGGGGTACAGTATATGCAGGCGTTCCCTACACATTAACCTACCGTTTTTCTCAACAAGTGTTCCGCAACCAGAAACAGCCAATAACAACAGGCAGACTCCAGTTAAAGAACATGGCGGTAGTCTATGCTAACACAGGCTTCTTTAACGTAGTCACAGTCCCCCACAAGAACCTCCCAGTAGCCTCGCGTACAACTTACACAAGGTCATTTACAGGAAGGGTGGTTGGTGGAGGCACTAACATCCTTGGCACAGTTCCGCTTGATACAGGAACCTACCGCTTCGGGTTACAGGCTAACGCACAGAATGCACAGATTGAACTTCAAAGCGATAGTCATCTTCCCTGCTCTTTCCAAAGTGCAGAGGTTGAGGCTGAGTTCGTACTGAGGTCACAGAGGATGTAAATGGAAGGCCATTATAGACCGTACAAAGATGAAGATGTCATTACACTAGCTTCAACCATGTGTGAGGCTGATGTATTAGAAATCAAACTGTCTGATGGCCTTTCCCCTCTAGACGCTCTTAGGAGGGCTTGTAGAGAGTCTGCAGAGGTTAACACCATAGTAGGCTCAGACGGTAAACTACTTGGTATGTTTGGTCTTAGTTATATAGATGACCTAGTAGGTAGTCCGTGGATGCTGTCCACAGGTAAGCTTTCTAATTACTACATCAAGTTCCTACGCCAGAGCAGGCAGTGGGTTGAGGACGCTAACAATCGCAGGAGCGTGTTAGTTAATTATGTCCATGTTGAGAACGACAACGCCATCAAATGGCTTCGTTTTCTGGGCTTCAGCTTCATTCGTAAAGTCGATTATGGAGTAAGCAATGCTCCCTTTTACGAATTTGTGAGGATTAAATAATGTGTGAACCAGCAACCGTGATGGCTATTGCCTCAGCAGGCGCGAAGTATATTGAACACGAGAACGCTGTAGCTGATTACGATGCAACCGTAGTAAATAACTATAACAATAGGGTTAACGCAGTTCGCTCCAGAGACTTGTCTATTAGCCAAGCTAAATTAAAGAACGAGCAAGAACGAGGCGTAATCACAGATAAGAAGTTTGCTAACGCTATTGCATCACTCAGAAACACTGAAGCATTTAAGACAGCCGCAGGTGAAGATAATATTGTAGGACGGTCTATTGACCAAGCCTTAAACATACGCATTGCAGACGGTCTTCGTAATGATACCAAGCTGTCCACACAAGCCAGCATGATTGACCAACAGTCCAAGATGGATGCTCTTGAAATACAGGCACGTCTTGAAGGACGCTTGGCACAAATTGTTGACCCCAATCCTCCAAGTGTACAGGAAGCAATAATAGGCATGGCTACCTCTGGATTCCAAGGGGCAAACTCCGTACCCGAAGGTACAACATGGGCGCAAGTATTTAGTTAGGAAAAGTTATGGCATCAAAAAGAAGTCAGGTAAGAAGTAACCTGCCAGTAATAGAAACTAACCAGCCTGTTGCTAGAGTAATTGACACATTTGCCCCTGCAGCTCCACCACCCAAGAGGCCAAACAATACAGCTAATATTCTAAAGACTTTGATTAGCTTTGGGCAGTCACAAACTGATAAAATCCTAGCTAGGCAAAAGGCAGAGCAGGAAGCATTAGAGAAACAAGAGCGAGATGCTCTCAACTTAGCATTCCTAGAAAACCCTGACCAGTTTGCTCAGGATTTACGCTTAGGTAAATTTAAGAACCTTACTTCCCCTGCACAGCTTCTAGCTGGTGAGCATATGGGTGTGAGGTTAGCTAGGAAGTATAACGTATTTCTTAGGGAAGAGTACGCAAAAGAGGGACTTGCTGAAAGTGATGACGCTTCCGCTTTCTTTGAATTTGAAAACGGAATGCGTACAAAATTCATTCAAGAGAATGGAGATGCCTTCACTATAGAAGGAGTTTCTGCAGGATTTTCCAAAAACTTTCGACAGTATATCCAGAGCTTGGACTCCACACATACCACAACAGCTAACACTAATCTTAAAACAAACCAAGAAACGTCCTTCAAAGATGCAATAACGTCTAATATTGATAGTGTTTTGAACGGTATTACCAATACAGAAAACTTTGGTAAGAACATAAGACTAGCTCAGACTGACGCAAAGCTTGGCTATAACTTTGATAACAACACAGCCAACTCTCTTACTACTGATGCCTTGATTACATACTCTCAGGATAAAAGCCTAACCTACGCACAAAGGCGTGACATTCTAAAGTTAGGAAGCTTCATCCAGACAAGTCCGGGCAGTAGTCTAAGCGGTACTAAAGAAGCTAGTTTTAAGATAGGTAAAGCCCTAGTCGCTATTGATGATGATGAACGTCAAGAAACTGATAGGCAAACTAAAATCTATAAAGATAAAAAGCTTAGAGTAACTGATAGTATTACATCAAAAATACAACAAGCCTTAGTTTCTAATTCTGATGTAGAATTATCTACTGTTTTAACTGCAGATGAATTAGCTCAGGCTAAAGAGTTTTACCCCGGTTACCTAAAAGACTTTGCTACTCTACAGGATTTCTTTCAGAACCAAAGTGCTGACTCACTTGACGGTAGTTCACTTATTGAAATGCGCCAAGAGCTAAGCACCGCTACCAGCCGCGCTAACGCTATGAAGATGTTAAATGGGCTTGTGGCCGCTGGTAAGCTGAAGGGTGATGCTACTGCCTTTGGAACTTTGTTTTCACAGGTTCAGCAAATTCCTCTAGATGAAAAAGCAAAAGCACCAAAGCCTTTCTCATCTGACCCATACTTTAGACAATTCTATAGTCTACTAGGGGGCGTAATTACAGATACTGGCTCAGTTATATCTACTTCACAATTACCTGAGAACAATCAAATCAAATTAGAATTTTTAGTAACTGAGTTTGTACCAATTTATCTTTCTGATAATTACAAAAACCTATCAGATTTAGACAAGTTTCAAATGTTACAAGATTTGTATAATAAAGCTAAAGAAGTATCTACCCCCCAAGATTAAAGGAGTCGTAAATGGCTGAGCCAGACATTGCCACATCTGCGGATGAAGAGCAAAACGATGGGTATATTAAAGACACACTTGAGGGTGTAGGGACTGGTATAGTCAAAGGCCTTGATGAAATTACCTCTAAAGTAGACACTGTTAGTGGTGGTCTTCTAGATGACGCAGCTACTTGGTTAAATGATAATGTAGTCGATTTAGGTACTTTTGGTGTCAACGAAGATGGCGCAGTAGTTTACGGACGTATCGCTGAGGCTTTGAAACAAGGTAAAGCACAAGGTCTTGAAGGTGTAGATTTAGATAACTACGTCAAAGATAATGCTCAGCTTTATAAGTTGACTGACGGACTACAGACTATACCTGGCAACATATCATCAGGTCTTACACAGTTTGCTGTAGGATGGTTACCAGTAAATCGCGTCTTGAGTGTATTTAATACCACCAACAAGGTAACCAAAGGCGCAAAGCTCATGGCTGAAGGTGCAGGCGCAGAGATGCTTGCCTTTGATAAGCACGAAGAACGCCTGTCAAACCTTATTCAAGAATATCCTACACTAGAAAACCCCATCACAGAGTTTTTAGCTGCTGACCCAGACGATGGAACAGCGTTAGCATTACTTAAACAAGCTTCAGAAGGTGTGCTTACTGAGGTTGCTTTCTTACCATTGGTAGCAGGATTAAAAGCTATCAGGGCTAACCGCAGAAACTTTGATGAAACAGATGAGCTAGTTGCAGAAGCTGTTGCAGAGGCTGAGACATTAGTTCCACAATTAGGTAACGATGTTGATGAAGCTATGGCAGCTTGGGAGGAAGCAAACCAAGCCATCGTTAAATCGCACGATGAAGCGGCTACAATGCCTAGCCCCACCAACCAAAAGAAACGTGCAGAAGGGCGAAGCGAAGCTGTTGCCACAATGACTGATGACCAAGTTTCCGACTTGCAGTCTAGAGGTGGTGCTATCACACAGACTAATGAAGAGATGATAGCATCTGCAAAAATCTCTATTGGACAGCATTTAGCTAAGTATGGAGATAGCACAGAACAGGGTATTCAAGATTGGATTACACGTTTCGGTGGTGATGTAACACGAGCAAGAAAAACTCTAGCTCGTGCTGTGGTACTTGCTGACGTTGCAGATGTTAATTTTGGAACTGTGCTTAGTAAGTATGAGACAGGTGATGCGTCTTACGCAGAGCTAACTAATGCTTTTAAGCAAGTTGTAGCCTCAGTTAATGTAGCCCGTGGTGGTTTTTCTGAAGCTGGACGTATGCTTGAATTTTCTAAAGTTGTTGATGGTTGGAACATAAACACCCTAGACACTGCTATCAAAGCAGGGACAGCTTTGAAAAGTAATCTCAAGGGGCGTAAGAAATTTTACGCTGAGATGGCTAAGTACGGTATCCAACTACAGAACGCTGGCTCTCGTGGCATTGGCATGATTAACGAGTTGTTCATCAACTCTATCTTGTCAGGCTTCAAAACTCATGCTGTCAACATAGGCTCTAACACCTACACAATGCTGACCATGCCTTTGGAAAAAGCTATTGGTGCAGGAATCAAAGGCAATCGTGATGACATGATGAAAGCCTTGAGGATGTATCAGGGCTTTGCGTATGGAAGTTTATCATCTGCTAAAGGAGCGTTTGGCGCACTTAAAAGTGGACAGACTAAACTAGATGCCGACTACTCCATCATGGAAGATGGTAAAATGGTCAAGGAAGGGTACATCCCTCTTTGGGCTGGTGGCGGTATTATCCGCGCACCTACACGTCTACTTGCCGCTGAAGACGAGTTTTTCAAGCAGATTAACTTTCGTGCTTTTGTTTACTCAGAATCAGTATCAGCAGGACGTGAGCTTATAAAGCGAGGTGAGTTAGATAAGGCTGACCTAGCCAAGTATGTGGATGACGAAGTCGAAAAGGCTGTCAACATCCAGATGGAACAGGCTATGACAGGTAGAGCAAGCGATGATGCTTTAGCTCCTACTGCAGATGCGGCTATCCAATATGGACGTGTTTCTACCTTTACTCAGGGGTTAGATGGAAAAGTATCTCAGGGAATTAGTAAGGCTGTCACAGACTTTCCTATCCTGCGTCAGATTAACCCATTCGTTAGAACTCCGTTAAACCTACTATCTTACACAGTACAAAGAAGTCCGTTATTCCTGTTATCAGGACGCTGGCGTAGAGACTTTATGGCTGGTGGTACACGTCAAGGCGAGGCTATTACGAGAGCTACAGTAGGTGGGGGACTAGCTACTTACTTCTACAACCTAGCAGTAGAAGGTCAGATAACTGGCTCAGGTGAACAGCTTGATACAGCACAGCTTAAAGGTCTACAGGATATTGCAGGGTATGATAAGAACTCTGTGATTACCGAAGATGGTTATGCAAACGTACAGCGTTTATCCCCTGCCCTAGACCTTATGACCATTATGGCATCCATACACGAACTTAATAAGTTTGGTAATAAAGATGCTGCTGATGAGATGGCTATGGGAGTAACTATGGTCATCACAGAAATGATGCGTGATAAGTCATTCATGCAGGGTATTGATGATTTCTTCAATGCTATTGATGACCCTGAGCGTTATGGTACGTCTTACATGGCTAACCGCGCAGGTGCTTTAATACCTTATTCTGGTCTACTGAAGTCTATTAACCAAGAGCTTAATGACCCTAAGAATAGAAAGATACGAACAGTTCTTGATGGGTTCTATCGTAACACTCCAGGCCTATCTGATGAGCTTGACCCTCACTACAACATTCTTGGTGAAGAAAAGTTTATCCCTGAGTTCTATGGGGCAGACATGGCATCTCCTGTTGGTTGGTCTGAATTAAAAGATAACCCACTAGCTGAAGAATGGATGAACGCTCTAGAAGATGGTCTTCCCTACAACATAGGAATGCCCCCTCTTAATAAGGACGGTATAGACCTGACTGACAGAGCGTTTGCCACAGATAGAGATGGTAAACCTCTAGACCCTAAACTTAGCCGTGGCACAGCCTATGGAGAGTGGATGCGGAGAACTGGTCTTATTGAAGTAAGCTTCGTTATTAATGGTAAAGTCATTAGTAAAGAGCCTGTAACATTAAGAGAAGCTCTAACAAAGCTAGTTCAAGACCCAAGTTTCCAAGGTGATGGAACAGGTAATATAAGAATTGGCGATAGGGTATATGAAGGTAGCAAGCAAGAACTTGTCAAAAAAGCTATCCAGCAATACCGAAAAATCTCATGGGATTTGATGGTTGGACAAGACCCTTACACCACACGAGCAGGTGTATTTGGAGAGGATGATGTTCTTTATGAAGTAAAGGGCAAGCCACCAAAGCAGTTTAAGGATTTTCCTATCTACCAGAAATTAGCAATAGCTTATTGGACTAACAATAGAGCTAAGGGCTACTTCGCCAATTCACAAGAAGGTCAAGACTTTATGAAAAGTCGTGAACCACAACTTAATAGCGTACTCACAGGAGGCACTAACTAATGGCTGAATCCATAGTCACCTTCGCAAGCATAGGCTCACCTCAATCAAGCTTTTCATTTTCATTTAGCTACTTAGCTGCAACTGATATTGATGCGTTTGTTGATGGTACATCTGTGTTTGCAAACAATGCCTCCACAGGTACAGCAGTTGGAGGAAACACC